TTTTCAACAAAACGATAACCAGTCTTTAACCATCCATGTCCACAGATAAGCATGTCTTTGACAGCACGGCGGAATTCCTTTTGACACTCGTAGTGTCTCCACCAATAGTTGACAACCGCTTCTGTCACAACAGCACGTGGAGCATCTTCATACTTTCGTGCATTAACAGTAATCTTTGGATAGTTAACAGAAACTCCAGGAGCAATTACGTTAATAGTTGCAAAAGCCACATTGACTAGCAACTGGTCTTCTTCCGTACTTGCTTTGTAATGTTTGCCACGATACATGTCAATCATTCGTGACCACAAATCGTCGTATCGCTCTTCACGCCTCCAACGGCGTGACTGTTCAATCCTGTCTCGATAACGCTTAATATATTCGGAATTAGATGTCCTAGCCATTAGTCCTCTTTCTTTCCTTGGTGCCAGCCGATGTGTTGGTCAAGTTTGCTTCCAATTTTGTCGACTTTAATTCCCACAAGTTTGAGCAAGTCCCTGCCCTCCTCATGTTGCTGCGTATTTTCCCTTCTGAGTTTTTGTAGTACCACCACGACTGGTCCTGTGATGACCGCCACGACGATAGGAACCCAGACTGCATCCATGTCACACCCACCTGCTTCCGACAGGTTCGGCTTTAATGCCGGCTTCAGCCGCTAGACGCTCTTGTTCTTTGGCACGTTCACGGACTGTTGGTCCGTGGAAATCTTCTTGACCATATGTAAATCCAAGATTGATTGTACGAATATGGCATTTGAAACAATATGAGCCACGGCGAGGCAGTTCATCAGCCTCAAATTCAGTTAAACACTCTAGACAGCGAAAGTTCTTCATAGATATAAGGTTGATTCGTTACTCTCTTGTATTAAAAGCACCGATTGGTGTCTTCTTTGGTTTTTTTTCCTTGATAATGAATTGTTCCCACCATCCCAAGGTATTCCTTGGAGGTGCTGGGTCGAAACGGTACTCAGGAAGCCAAACATACTTTAGCATCTGATTTGTGATTGCCAACGACATCACCCTGTCGTCGTGTGGACTGCCATGCATCTTGCCATTTGACTCACGCACAAATGTGCGTAACTCAGCCATTGTCAAAGCGTCATACAACGAGATGCCTTCATCTCTGATGGCGGCATTGAGTTCGTCAATTGCCAGTGGCTTGGATACCGAGGTTGTTCTCCAACCCATTGTCTCACTAGCCACGGGATTCCTGGCGTTCATCTTGCGCTGTCGGTAGGTGTTGCGATAACCAATCCTTTGCAGACCCTTAATCGTGGTTAGACCGTGGTTGTTGGACTCTACGCCAATCAAGGCGTGGTTGTAGTAATACCCCAGAGCAGAAAGAATCTCTTCGCCAAACAAGTCGGGGTCAACGTGACCGTGCCAATGAGCAACCATCATTCCTGTGTCTGCAGAAATTACATGGGCTGAACTGTAGTCACCATGACCAAGACCTTCTGCAACGTCAGCACCAATGACATAGTTTTCGTGCAGGTTTGGGAAATCCCAAACTGCTAAAGCACCACCATCTTGAATGAAGTTGTAAACATTTTTTCCGTAGCCTTTCTTTAAGTATCCACGGTCTGGGTCAATCGGTTCAATTGCACGGATTGCCTCCAGGTCGAACACAGGACGGCCAGAACGGATAAAGGCTTCTTCTGGGTCTGATGGGTACTCTTGCGCCAACTGCCAGTCTGGGAGGTCACGCTTCTTGGCTTCGTACCATGCTTCGTCACGGTCTCCAGCAGACCAAGGAAAGAATACTCCTTCGAATCGGTTGGTTTTGTTTTGTGAGCCAACCCATAGCGTGTGGAATATGTTGCCCTCACCATTGGCTGTGCTCAAACAAATAACACGACCACCTACGTCAGCAATTGGTTCAATAGATGCCCATGCTTCATCGGGGTTGGGCAAGAACGCCATTTCGTCGATTACTACACGGTATACCGCTTCACCACGAGCAGGGTCGTTTCCTGATGGCAAAGACTCCAAGGAAGAGTCGTTTGCAAAAACCATCTTTAGTTGGTTGTCAGACAGTAAGTCTGGACCACGTACTCTCATCCAGGGTGGCAACATCTTGTAGCCATATTTGGTTTTTTGCAGCAACTTGGATGCTTCACGCTCCGTGCGTGAGAGCATTACCGTAAAACGGTCAGGCCAGAAGAATGTCTCCCAGAATGTGAACGCAGAAGCAAGAGTCGAGAATCCAATCTGACGGGCTTTGAGCACAATGCTATATCGTGCGTCAATCCACACACGAACGGTTTCTTCTTGCGCTTCACGCAAAGCAAACTTGATACGCCCACGCTCAGGATGGCGGATAGTCCAATAGGTAGAACAGAAATGCGAAAATGCAGCCACCAATTCTTCGGTGGTTGCACCTTCTGCACCTTTACACTTACGCCACTCCTTCTCGTTGAGAAGGTCTGTAAGTTCCATTAGATTTTCTTAGGGGCTGCCTTCTTGGCTGCAATCTTCTTTGGGCTTGCACCAAAGGCTGCATCAATTTCATCCTTGGTCAAAACGCCATCGATGCTTGCCTTGGCAAGACCTTCGGCAACCTTGAAAATTGAGACTGCACCAGCAATCAACGCTGACTTCCAGACTTCCAAGTCGGGGGCGATAACAGCAGCACCAGTGACAACGCCGAGGGCGTTAGTCAAAAACAGTGCAACAATACGGCCAGCAATATCTTTTGCCTTATTCATCATTCTCCTTGAAGTAAACACCAAGTAGGTGTATGAGTATTGCGATAAAGGTAATTCCCCAACCCAATGTCTTAGTTTGACCAGACAACGTAATAAGCACCATTCCAGTGCCGGCTAGTGTCCAAGTCAATGCATGGATTTCGGAAAGAATCTTCTTCACACCATTAGGTGCATTCGTTACGGTCTGCGAGTACCTGCAGCAGCAATGGCTGCGCCAGCAGCAACAGCAATAAGGGTTCTACGGGTGCTTACGGGGATGTTGCTACCAAGTGGAACGTAGTTGTCAAAGCCAGGGCTAAAGATGTTGATTTCTTCCTCAAAGGCTTCACGAACCTCGGCTGGTGCATCCTGCACAGCCTCCACAATGGCTTGTGCCTCTTCTGTTGACAGGTTATCAACTTCAATGGCTTCGAACACAGCGGTAGCCTCTTCTGGGGAAAGGGATGCCACCACCTCTGCGCTTTGGGCTACAGCCACAGCCAGTTCTTCGCTAACTTCCATACCTTCCTCAATTGACTCAATGGCAGTCAACAACTCCTCATCGTTAAGTTCCTCAACTGGGGTCTCTTCAATGGGAATGGTCCCCTCTGTTACCTCATCAGGTAACACTTCTTCGGGAACAGTTTCATCTGTTGGTTCTTCGACAAACGGTAGGGTATCTTCTGTCTCAACAGTAGGGTCTGTGTCTGGAGGTTCCAATGGGATTGTTTCTTCAACTAATTCTTCAGGCTCTTGAATGGGTTCCGTATCTTCTGTGGTTGGCTCTTCTATGGGTTCAGGCTCAACCACTGCAGGTGGTTGCGCTACTGGTGGGGATACGTATTCTGTGGTGGTTGTGGTTTCAGGCACCGTCGAGGTGGTCGTAGTTGAAGTAGTAGTTGTAGGTACCTGAGTCGTTGAAGTTGTAGTCGAACTGGAGGTAGTAGATGTTGTCGTTGTTGATTGTTCTGGCATGGTCGGCTCTGGTGCTAGCGATGTGCTGGTCGGTACGGAAGAAGTCGTAGTTTCTGGAAGCGTCGTGGTAACTGGGTCCGTGACAGGAACAGTCTCTGTCGGAACAGTAGTAGTACTGGTCGTTGTCGACGTTGTGGATGTTGTTGTAAATTCCCATATTGAAAGATTACCAATCGAAAGATGACCAGGGGCACAACAAGTATCTGTTGAGTATTGACGGAATGCAAAAACGTCACCCTCATTTACGGACACAGACTTAGTTCCTGATGCATTGTTTTGTTGTGTAATCAACGTGTAAACGCCGTTGATTCCGTATTGTGGCGGGTCGTAGACCCAGCCATCGGTTGTTTGATACGACCAACTAAAGTCAACCGTGTTTACATCAGCCGGAATAGTTGTTTCAATCTTTACCCAATGCGCTGCTCCAGAGCAGCCGTTCTGGTCTGGGCCATGCAGCGTAATAACATTTTCTACAACTTCGACTGAGCCTCCACAGGCTGCAGACTGGCTGTAAGTCCAGTCACCTAGAACGTCTGCTTCAGCACTAGAGACTGTACTGAATAATGCAAGTATTGCTACTGGTACAAATATCAGCCAGCGGGTATTTTTGACCATAATCCAATTGGACACTCAGAACCACGAAGTTTGACTTTAACCTTCATAAAACAACCACATTTTTTGCATGTGGAAGTTGGCTTGAACAAATGGTCGCAATCTTGGCAGATTGCAAAACGCTCTTTAGGAGTGTTTGCTTCCATGGTTAGTCAGCAAATTCATCGGTTAATTCTTCATTTGCCAAAGAAGCGGAAACAGGTAAAGAAACCCAAGACAAACTTTCTTCGTTCCACATCCAACCAAAACCTTCAATGTTTTCTGGCTTTGGAACAGGAGGTGCCCAACCACTTCCTGATTCAACCCAAGAAGGATATGGCTTTGGTTTATAGAAAACACCGTCAATATATTTTCCGCCAACCAGCGCATTGTCGCTATCGGTTAGTTCAACAAGTGTTGATTGCTGATTAGCAGCCCATTCATTGTCACCAATAACAACATTGACAACAATATCGTTTTCAATTATTGCATAGTTTTTTATAATCATAATACTCATGGTACAAACTTATATCTTACAATAACAACACCACCAGCACCGCCACCGTTGCAACCACAGTTTGTATGTCCACCCTGACCACCACCACCTGCGTTTACAGCGGCTTGACAACCTGAACAACCGTAATACGAGCCATCTCTTTGACCGCCATAATTTCTTGTAGTTCCATCTTGGTATGTATTACTTCTTCCGCTACTAGCACCGCTGCAAGAACAACCACCAGTTCCAGCCAAACCAGTTTGAGTAACACTTCCTGTTCCTAGTGAACCAGAAACAGAAGCAGAACCACCAGCGCCGCCGCCGCCACAACAAAATTCACACTCACCTCCACCACTACCACCATTTGCTGTGATTAAAGATGTTGAAGCACCAAAAGAAGATTGACCAGAAACACCACCAACTGTTACTTGATAAGAACCAACTGGAAGCAACATTGTTGTTGTAGCCATACCACCAGAGCCACCGCTGCCGTCACCAAAACCACGACCGTTTGGCGTACAAGAACCAGAACCACCACCACCATGAACCATGATGTCGCAAGCAGACTCGGTTCCTAGTGCGCTTATGGAAAATGTTCCACTACTAGAAAAAACATGCGACCTATATTGAATGCCACCAGTCGTATAATTTGTTAGTGTGTTTCCACCAGTAGCAATGTTAAAAGTTAAACCTGCACCACCAGCCCAGTAAGACGCAACTGAGTCAGTGTTACCACGGCGACCTCTAGGGTTTAACGAACCACCGCTAATGGCTTTGCCACCAGCCATTGTTTTAGAAAAAGTAGGCACTTAGTACCCCTTAGGCAATTACGTTAACGTACCCGCTAATGCAAATAACGTTTGTCGTTGCAGCAAATGCACGAACAACCAAAGCCGTTGCGTTGCCCTTGATAAGTAGACCCGGAACAATGAGATACAAGCCGTTTTCGGCTTTTACCGTATATTCAATGTGGTCATCTGGGGAAGCAACACCACCCCATTCGATGGTCAACTTGACATCTGATGCAGAAGTGTTGACTGCGTACAGCCAAACTTCATGAAGGGTTGCAGGTGTGGTTGAACCAGTGTGAATGGTCGTACCTGCAGTCGCTGTTGCAGCAACCTTGATTTGCTTGCCATCGGTTGAACCGCTGAGGATTGATTTGCTAAAAGTTGCCATATATGTTCTCCTGAATCGTTACCTAAAAGGACTAACTTGTAAAAATTGCTGCTGCCAGCACAAACTGGTCATCTTGGGAAGAGTTGACAACAAAAGCCGTTGTGGCAACTTGGGTCGTACTTGTGCCTGCAGCAGCCGTGGGCGCTGCTGGTGTTCCTGTAAATGTTGGGCTGGAAAGGGTTGCGTAGCCAGCATCGTTAACCCATGCAGAACCGTTGTACTTCAAAACATCACCGCTTGATGGAGATGGTGCGGTCACATCACCAAGGTCATCCAAGTCCTCAACCCCTGTTGGGAAAACAATGTTGTCAATAACAAACTCAGAAATTGCAGCAGCAGCCACCTTCTTCGAAGTTGGCGTACCAGATGGGTCATCCACAACCAAAAATAGGTCAACGCTACTTAGTTCTGTAAGAGCATCTAGTGCCGTAACTTTCTTATCAGCCATTACCAATCTCCATTAACGCAAACGAGGTTCCATCTTCTAAGAGCAAATCGTTACCATCTTCCAACTCCAAGTTGGAAACAACGTAGTCTGGGTCAGACCAAAAGTTGTTTGCCAAGTCACCAAGGGTAAACCCTGGTGCACCAGCAGCGATGTAGTAATCA